TGCGGATGGAGATTTGACGGGCCGGGTATTGAAGGATTCGTTGGAGAGAGAGAAGGGTGAGCAGTGGGATTTGATTGAGTTGCCGGCAATATTGCCGTCGGGTAAACCGTTGTGGCCTGAGTTTTGGAGCTTGGACGAGTTGGAGGCTTTGAAGGAGGAGTTACCTGCTTCTAAGTGGAATGCTCAGTACCAGCAAAAGCCGACGGGGGAAGAGGGTGCGTTGGTTAAGAGGGAGTGGTGGAGGTTGTGGGAAAGAGAGAAGCCGCCGGCTTGTGAGTTTTTGATACAGAGTTGGGATACTGCTTTTACGAAGAATGAGCGGAGTGACTATTCGGCTTGTACTACTTGGGGGGTGTTCTATATGAATGAAGACCCAAACGATGTGAATGTAATCTTGCTAGATGCGTTTCAGGAGAGGATGGAGTTTCCTGAATTGAAGACTAAGGCACAGGAGTTGTATCACGAGTGGGAGCCTGATGCTTTTATTATTGAGGCTAAGGCGGCTGGATCTCCGTTAATTTTTGAGTTGCGGAGAATGGGTATATCTGTATCTGAATTTACGCCTACTCGGGGGAACGATAAGTTTGTGCGGTTGAATTCCGTGACTGATCTGTTTAAATCGGGTAAAGTGTGGGCACCTGATAAGAGGTGGGCATATGAAGTAATTGAACAGATGGCATCATTTCCAAACGCATCACATGATGACTTGGTGGACTCAAGTACCCAAGCATTGATTCGGTTTCGGGAGGGCGGGTTTTTGCGGTTAGACACCGACGAAAAAGACGAGCCAAGATCGCGTAGATCTTACGCATACTATTAAGGAACACCAATGGCCACTAACATGGACAAGTCTCTATATCAAGCCCCTTTGGGTATTGAAGCCCTAGATGAGGGTCCGCCTGAAATTGAGATTGAGATTGAAGACCCGGAGTCTGTAAGTATTGAAATGGGCGGGATGGAGATTTTTATTGGCAAAGAGGATGTAGGCGGAGATGAGTTTGATTCCAACTTGGCCGAGCATTTGGACGAAGACTATTTGCAAGAGTTGTCTAGTGAGTTGTTGGGTGAGTTTGAAGAGGATGTGTCCTCGCGTAAGGACTGGCTACAGACTTACGTAGATGGTTTGGAATTATTGGGATTAAAGATTGAGGAACGCAGTGAGCCGTGGGAGGGAGCTTGTGGTGTGTATCACCCGCTCTTATCTGAGGCGCTGGTACGTTTTCAGTCGGATGCCATCATGTCCACGTTTCCAGCGGCTGGCCCGGTAAAGACGCAAATCATTGGTAAGGAAACGCCAGAGACTAAAGATGCGTCGATGCGCGTGGCAGCAGATATGAATTACCGGCTGACGGTAAAAAATAAAGAGTACCGGCCTGAGCATGAGCGTATGTTGTGGGGCTTGGGGTTATCTGGTAATGCTTTTAAGAAGATCTACTATGACCCGTATCTTGAGCGGGAAGCTTCTATATTTGTGCCAGCAGAAGATTTGGTTGTGCCTTATGGTGCGAGTAATTTGCAGTCTTCACCGCGCATTACGCACGTTATGCGTAAGACAGAGAACGAAGTTAAGCGGCTTCAAGTGGCAGGATTCTGGAGGGATATTGATCTAGGCACGCCAGAGACTGCGCTGGATGAGGTTGAGAAAAAGATTGCTGAAAAAATGGGCTTTAGAGCTACATCAGATGATCGATTCAAAATCCTTGAGATGAATGTAGACCTGGATATCAAGGGCTATGAGCATAAAGATGATGGCGAAGAAACTGGATTGGCATTGCCTTATATCGTAACGATTGATAAGAGCAGCGGGAATGTTTTAGCTATCCGCCGGAATTGGAGACAGGACGATAAGAAGTGCCATAAGAGAACGCACTTTGTTCACTACCCGTACATACCTGGGTTTGGGTTCTATGCTTTTGGCTTGATCCATTTGATTGGAGCTTTTGCAAAATCTGGTACTTCATTGTTGCGCCAGTTGGTTGATGCCGGCACGCTATCTAACTTACCCGGCGGATTTAAAACCCGCGGCCTACGAGTAAAAGGTGATGACACACCTATTGCTCCAGGTGAATTTAGAGATGTGGATGTACCAAGTGGCAGCATCAAAGATAATTTGATGACTTTGCCATACAAGGAGCCAAGTCAGACGTTGTATCAGTTGCTGCAACAGATCATTGAAGATGGTCGCCGGTTTGCAAATACGGCTGATATGAATGTTAGCGATATGTCTGCCAATGCACCTGTTGGCACGACATTAGCTCTATTGGAACAGACTCTTAAAGTAATGTCCGCCGTTCAAGCGCGCATTCACTTTGCCATGAAAGAAGAGTTGGGTTTGATCAAGGACATCATTCGTGATTACACGCCTGATGACTATGAGTATGTGCCCGCAGAGGGAACACCCTCGGCCAAAAAGTCTGATTACGACAAGGTTGACGTTATTCCTGTGAGTGATCCTAATGCGTCAACGATGGCGCAAAAGATTGTGCAGTATCAAGCTGTGTTGCAGTTGGCGCAAGGCGCGCCACAGATGTACAACATGCCACTGTTGCATCGTCAGATGTTGGAGGTGATGGGCATTAAGAATGCTCAGAAACTTATTCCAATGGATGATGATCGCAAGCCAGAAGATCCTGTCAGTGAGAACCAAAACATTTTGATGATGAAGCCCGTTAAGGCATTTATGTATCAAGATCACCAAGCTCATATTACGGTTCATATGTCGGCTATGCAAGATCCAAAGATCATGCAGTTGCTACAAGGAAATCCTATTGCGCCTCAGTTGCAGGCCGCAATGATGAACCACATTAATGAGCATTTGGGATTTGAGTACAGGAAGCAAATTGAATTGCAACTTGGTATGAGCTTGCCGCCTCAAATTGATGCGTCTGGTGAAGATATAAATATGGACCCAGAAGTTGAAGCTCGACTAGCTCCCATGCTGGCACAAGCGGCTCAGCGTTTGTTGATTCAGAACCAATCTCAGGCTGCACAGCAACAAGCTCAACAGCAAGCTCAAGATCCTATTGTCCAAATGCAACAACAAGAGTTGCAAATTAAACAAGCTGAGCAGCAACGCAAGGCGGCTAAGGATGCGGCGGACATTCAACTCAAACAGAGCCAGCAGCAGATTGAATCTATGCGGATACAAACGCAAAAAGCAACTGATGATAAGCGCATCAACATGGACGCATTAAAAGCCGCGGCCCAGATGCAAAATGATCGCAAAATTGAAATGGTCAAGACGGGAATTAGCGCCGTTGAAAAAGCGGCCAAAAACAAATATGACCGTGAAAAACATCAAAAAGATTTGATGGCTGATGGATTGAAAACAGCATACACACAAACCAAACAAAAAGGTGATTAATGGATGCACTTGATGTAATCGTCAAACAAACAGACGATAAAGTTTCTCAACTGAAGGATTTTCTGTCAGAAGGAAGAGCCGAAACATTTGAGGAATACAAGAGACTTTGCGGTGAGATTAAGGGTCTGCTGACCGCGAGGGGATACACATTAGACCTGAAGCAAACCTTGGAGAGAATGGATGAATGAAATTTTGATTGGCTCAAACCCCAATCGCCCTGAAGTTGTTGGCTCTTATCAATACGAGGCCACAGCGGAAGAAAAAGCAACTCAACTACCAAAGCCATCTGGCTATCGAATCCTTTGTGCCATCCCAGAAGTGGACAAAGAGTACGACAGCGGCATCATTAAAGCAGGGGAAACAGTCAACTATGAAGAAAAACTGGCAACAGTTCTATTTGTAGTAGAGGTTGGACCCGATTGCTATAAAGATGCAACCCGTTTTCCAAGCGGCGCATGGTGTAAACAAGGTGATTTTGTGATTGTCCGTCCACACGCGGGCACCAGATTGCTTATTCACGGACGAGAGTTCCGCATGATCAACGATGATTCTGTAGAAGCTGTAGTTGAAGATCCCCGCGGCATCAAACGCGCTAACTAATAGGAGTCCCACAAAATGGACAAAACCGAATACAAATTCCCTGATGAGGTTGATCAAAATCAACCTAAGAATGAGGAAGAATCGACTGATATAGAGATAGAAATTGAAGACGATACCCCTCCAGAGGACAGAAATCGCAAGCCGATGCCCAAGGAGATTGTTGAAAAGCTGGAAAAAGACGAATTAGAGTCTTATGACGATGATGTCAAGGCAAAAATTCTGCAAATGCGGAAGGTTTACCACGATGAACGCAGGGAAAAAGAGTCTGCCCTACGGGAACAGCATGAAGCTGTCACTTTAGCCCGGCGTTTGATGGATGAAAACAAGAAAATCCGCGGTGTTTTGCAGGCCGGCGAGAAGGAATACGTCCAATCTATCCAAAATACGGCGTCTTTACAGCTTGAAATGGCTAAAAAATCCTACCGCGAAGCCTATGAATCAGGCGATGTGGACAAGCAAATGGATGCCCAGCAAGCTATGCAAGAGGCCAATATGCGGCTTATGCAGGCAAAGAACTTCAAGATGCCTACTTTACAAGAGCAGCAAAATGAGGTACAAACTGAATCTGAGCAGTATCAACCCGCTCAAGTGCAGGACATTCCTGAGCCAGATCCAACGGCAAAAGCGTGGCAAAAGCGCAACCCTTGGTTTGGCACCAATAAAGGAATGAGTGCATTTGCTCTTGGTCTTCACGAAGAACTTAGAGACAATGGAGTGGAGGTTGGTTCTGCGGAGTACTATTCGGCATTGGACAAAACAATGCGGAAACGTTTCCCTGAAGTTTTTGGGGAGTCAGTTGAACAATCAAGGACGGAGGTTCAGGCAAGAAAATCACCTAGTGTGGTTGCACCGGCGATGAGATCAACAGCTTCAAACAAAGTGAGGTTGAGGACCAGCCAGATCAACTTAGCAAAAAAGTTGAACATAACACCTGAACAATACGCAATTGAAATGAGAAAACTGGAGAACCAAAATGGCTAATACCCGAACACCCCGTGAAATTGATACCCGAGAATTCTACGAGCGCCCCCAGCAGTGGATGCAAGCTGAATTACTTCCTGAGCCTGACAAAGAGGCTGGCTTCAATTACCGATGGATTCGTGTTGCAAACTTAAATCAAGCAGACCCGCGTAACTTTTCGGCCAAAATCCGTGAAGGTTGGGAACCTGTTCGTATTGAAGAGCAACCCAAATTCAAACTGCTAGTCGATCCAAATAGTCGATACAAAGACAACGTTGAAATCGGCGGATTGTTACTTTGCAAGACCCCAACAGAATTTGTTGCTCAAAGAAATGCACATTTCCAAAAGCAAACAGATGCTCAAACACGGGCTGTGGATAACAATTTAATGCGTCAGAGTGACTCGCGGATGCCTATCTTTAAAGAGGGTAAATCTTCGACAAGCTTTGGCAAAGGCACTTAATCTTTTTGGAGCTTTAAAATGGCTTATCCTACAGTCTCGGCCCCTTACGGTCTAAAGCCTGTAAACCTAATTGGTGGAC